CCTCCATGAAAAAGTAGGGAAAATTTTTGTCAGACACCCGCAACGCCACCGTGTGGGGGAGGGGGGAAAGGGTGCCTTTCTGACAACAAACATGCCAAGCTGGCAACCGGATGCGTTTGCAGAACCGCAGGCCTCGAGCTCCGGTCGGATGCAGACACGTCAGCGCACCCCCTGCCTGCCGTACACGTCCAACACGCAGACGAACGTATGGGTTTTGTACAGACCGCACAGAACGCGCTACAAGCCGTTTTCCTGCCTGACCCATGCTGCCTATCACCCGACCCATGATCGCGCCTTGTAGGTGCCTTCTCGTTCGTTTAAACGCCATGCCGCGCCGTCAGCTCATCCGCTTGAAGCATGATCAGGTCGTTTGCCAGCAGTGCGCCATCGGTCGGCAGCGCCAGGCCTTCGGATGCGTAGCGTTCTGACAACCTATCGATCAGCGTTTCAAGTTCAGCAACGCTTACATGTTCAGCAACAACCTCAACAACTTCTTGGTTGCTTAGAACATTAAAACCTTTATTTAAAAATAACCTTAATACCTTATCTATAACCTCGTTCTTCCTCGTTGATGCAACCTCTTGAGGTTGCCTATGAGGTTGCCTATGAGAGGAGTTATCCACAGGCTCAGGTTGCCTATGTGACGGCTCTACATTGGCAACCTCTAGGGGTTGCTTATGGTCGGCATTGGATTGCTTCTTCTTGGCGATCTGTTCTTTCATCTTTGCAACAGTTACGGTGTCTCCTGACTTCGGCATCTGGTACTCCTTTGCTGGTTGTGTGACGGGTTTGACTGCACCCTTGATCATGTCGTGGATGCGCTTCAATCCTTCTGGATCTGGTGTCATGTCTTGCATTTGCTGCTCCTTCATATGTGGCGGCCTGGTGTCTTCGATCCGGCTGGTGACGGCGATCGCTGTCTCGGCATCGATGCTTGGGTCGAAGATCAGCCGAATGCTGTTTGACCTTTCTCCGCGCCAGCCTTTGCTGACGACTTCGATGTAACCTGCCTTGATCAGCTTGCCCAGGTGCTTGGTGACTGCTTGCCTGGTCACGCCTAAGTCTTGCGCTAGCCGTGCCTGGCTCACCCAGGTCAAGCCGGCTCGATTGGTGTAGGACGCAACCAGAAGCAGGACGCGCAACATGCCCTCGGTCAAACTGCGGTCAGTGGCCGCTCGGATCGGGATGACGGCGAGCTTCCTCTGATCCGGTGCCGGCTCCTTCTCCTTGATCCGCGGCTTCTTGGGCAGCGTGAACTGCACGATGTTGTCAGGCACGGCGCTCATGCCACCCTTTCCAGCAGGCTGGCTTGAAGCGGTGCCTGCTGCCAATGCGGTCGGCATTGGATTGAATCCCACTGGTCAGCCATCTGCTTCACCGGCACGCCACGGTTGTGGTTGCGGGCAATGTCTGTGCTGTCCACGCTGGCAAACGGATAGCCAAAGCGGGTGGCCGCCATGCCTCGCAGCATATGCAACCAGGTCGGAACTCGGCCTGACCGGCAAATCACGTTCATGGCCTCGGTCATCCGGCGGTGCCAGCTGCTTGAGCCGACCACCGCATACTGAGCTGATGATCCGATGCAGACCCGCTGCCAACTGTCGCAAAGCCGCTGCAGCCGGTCGATCGATTCATGCATGTGCCAGACCGGAGCGCCACGCTGACCATGCGGCCATTGATGGAGCAGGGCGTCGTTGTCGGCCTCGTCACCCACAATCACGTCAGGGATGACTGCCCAGGTGGTCGGATAGTCCAGCCACCGCTCGCACCAGGCATAAAACCCAGACCAGTCTGTCTCTTTGCCCGAGCGCCATGCCGAGAATGCGCCGTTATCGAGCATCACGCCTTGGCCGTGCTTGTGGCACCACTCCACGTCATCAGGCCGGTAGTGCGACACGCAAAAGAAACGGCCTGCCAGCTGCTGCAGAACAGTCCTGGGCGTGATCGGCGTGCCGTGGTAGTGAATCGTCATATATCGCCCCTGACGGTCTCCACGTCCACGCCATGATGGTGAGCTCGCAGAAACTGCCGCGTGTTCGGGAACTGCAGCGCCAAGTGGTCGGCCATCTTCTCGTGAAACTCGCATTCCCAAAGCTCGCAGGCGATGACGATCTTCTCGACGTAGATCATCTGCTCCGACTGGATCTCGAGCTCGTAGAACACCTGCTTGTTGTTGTTCGGGCAGCGCACCGCGAACTTGTGCGTGTAAATGTTCATTTCCAATCTGCCTCATCTTCGCCGGCAATCAACGCAATCCAAATCCCCATCGCTGCAAGCCCTAGTAAGCCGCCGATGGTCATCAGCAGCACACCAAACAGTGCGATCGCCATCACGGCCACCGCAGATGTGAGGTCAGCTTCCTGACGTGCTGGTCAGGCGTCAGGCGCCCCGAATGATTCCTGTACGGACTCTCTGAGCGCTTTTCAATGCAAGGCTTGCAGATCCACCTGGCCGTGCTCTTGCCGCGCTTGTAGACGCCGCCCTCGAGCTCTCGGGTGCATTGGCAGCTGGTGCAGAACTTGGTATTCATAGCAGCCCCTTGATGCGCTTAATCTCCCAGCCAGTCGCGTCGTGGATCTGCAGGATGCGCTCGGCACTGACCGGCATACCCGAACGGATCTTCGACAGTGAGCTCGGCGGCAGACACAACATCCACGACAGCGCTGAATCAGTCTTGAGATTGAATTCAGCCTTTAATGTGTCCAACAACTTGTGTGTTTTCATTTTTTGTATCTCCTGACCATCTCGTTTCGCAGCTTTGTTCTTGCCTCGGTGCCGCGCTGCTGTTCAACACCGTTTAGGTAATCCAGCTTGGTGATCCTGGGCTTCCTCGCCTTGTCCGGCAGCTTCAGAGCCCAGCGCACCTCGCACTCAAAACGCCAGGCCTCGCTGTAGGTGCAGAGCTCCACGCCGTCGACCATCACAGTCTTTGCCGGCGGGTGAGGGCGCTCGCAATGCCGACACGTCACTTGATCCGGCGAACCTTGGCCGCAGCTGCAGCCTTCTGCTCGCGAATCATTCGGCGAAACTTCTTGGCCAGGTCGGTCTGCTCTGCTGGCGTGTACTTCCACTCGGGGTTCCACACCGAGGGCGTGTCGTCAGTCACGACCTTCTTTGCGCGGCGCTTCTTCTCAGGCATCACCGGCATCAGTAATCTGTTTTGGTTCATTGACTTTTCCTTTCAAACTTTCCAAAGACTCATACCCTTCCCAAAGTTGTCAGGCCGCGGCACGTTGCGCATTTGCACCTGACCCTTCGCCTTCATCTTTCGCAGGACGCTGTAGAGCCCTTCCTTATTGATCTCGATGTCGGCCTCGCAGACATGCTCAAAGAGCTCCTGGGTCGACAGCTCGCCAACGTCGGTCAAGGTCTCGATCACCAGCTTGCGCAGGTCAGTGCGCACCGGCTTGGCAGCCTTGCCGTTAAGACCCATGTTGATGACCAGCCTGCCGCCGGTTTTCTTCAACACCGTGCGCTCACCCTGCAGCTGCTTGACCACCCAGTGCCAGCTCATTTCAGCTGGTCGCGCATCATCGGAATAAAGTCCTTCAACTGCAGGCACACCCGCCACGGCTGCCCATTTCGCCTGTACGCCAGCACCGGGATCTCCCCGGCCTGGGCGCACGCCTCCACTTGCTCGCTCCATTTGTCCACCTGTAATCGTTCTTGTCGTTTCACTTCGATGCGGAACTGCTGCACGGTCAGGTCGTCGCCACTGTCTCTGGCCTGGCCTAGGTTGCGCTTCACCACAAACCCGAGCTCGTCAGAGAGCAGGGCAGCGAGCTCCCGCTCACCAGCTGCGCCCTTGTTGCGCTTACCCCTGCCGTTCATGCACTGCCCAGGAGCCGCTTCAGCCGGTTCTCAGCGGTCTCGTAGCGCTTGCCGTAGGCCTCGACGATCAGCTCCTCGAGGATCGACGTGCGGCTGCGGCGCTGCTCGTCTGCAGCCAGATCAAGCAGCTGCCTGACCTCTGGCCGCATACGCATCAGAAACATCCGGTAATGCTGGGTTGAGCTCATCTGTAAAGTCTCCAAACGGTACGATTGCGCGAAGATATATCGATTCTGATGACTTCGCAACGCTTGTCAGAATTGATACACAATGAAAAAGATACGTTTGGGTACTTGACAGGTATTTCAGCAAGATATATTTTTCGCCTTACTGCATCGCGCAGCACCCTACCGCTTATCAGGAGGATCAAATGGCACCGCATCAAGGCAAGTTCGTTGCGTACTACCGCGTATCGACCGACCGGCAAGGCCAGTCCGGCCTTGGCATCGAAGCACAGCAGGAAGCAGTGCGTACATTTCTCAATGGTGGCCGCTGGTCAGTGATCGGCGAGTTCACCGAGATCGAATCCGGCACCCGTAAGCGCCTTAAAGACCGGCCCATGTTGAAGGCAGCGCTCGAGCTCGCCCGCAAGCAGAAGGCCACCCTGGTGGTCGCCAAGCTCGACCGCCTGGCACGCGACGTTCAGTTCATCTCAACGCTGTTGAACGGCAAGGTGCAGTTTGTCTGCGCCGACATGCCGCAGGCCGACCGCACGTTCCTGCAGATGGTCAGCGTGTTTTCTGAGTACGAAGCAAAGCGGATTTCTGAGCGCACCAAGGACGCGCTGGGCGCATTGAAGCGCCAGGGCAAGAAGCTCGGCAGCCCGACGCCGGAAATCGGCAGCGCCGAGGGCGTCAAGGTCATCCAGGCAAAGGCCGACGCCTACGCAGACAAGGTCGGCCCGATCGTGCGCGACATCATCAAGAAGTCCGGCGCTGACACCCTGCGCGACATCGCCGCAGCGCTGACAGCTCGCGGCATCGAGACACCCCGCGGCAACAATGACTGGCACCCCAGCCAGGTATCGAATTTGCTCAAAAGGATCAAGTAATGGACGAGCTCAAACCTTTCCTAGTGATCGGCGGGTTGCTCGCTACAACCCTGCTGATCGGCTACCTGGTGCGCCGGTATGAGAAGAACAATCAGCAACCGCTTGATGAGACACAGGTAAAAAATCTGCGGCTGATGGCTCAAGACATGCGCAACACCAGGGCGCAAAAAAATAGGCTGATTGAACAGCACTTTGATGACGATATTTCACGGTGATATAGTGATAAAAAATACACTACGAATATTATAAGGATATTAATCAATGACTTACCAACCTGTTAAGCCGCTAGACGGCATGAAAGACCTAGATCGCAAGACCGTGGCCAAGTATTTCAACCGGGTTGGTCGCGGCCTGAACTGCCGGCTTGATGTGCCAATTTTGGTCATTGATGACGTGAAATGGGCAGCCAAGATCTTTAACGAACTCTCCAAAGAGTTGACCAAGATCGCCTGGGAAGATGAGCGAACCGACATCTGGCGCATCCTTGAGGCCAGGTACTCAATGGAGGCCACCAAGCGCGAACTTCATCATCGCAACGAGAAAAAAGTAGGTAAGGCCGAGTTTAAGAAACTTACCGACAACCCCTACAGGTAGTAGGTCAGACGGAAATCACCGTTTGGTTTTTTTATAACACTTTCAATTCCCAATGGAAGGACTAAAAACAATGAGGAAACAGCAACTAAACCAAGGAAAATCACGCGCATATGTGTATTCCGGTTTTCCAAGCCGGAACAACTACATATGGGGTTTGTCGCATAATTTGTATTCCGAAAATTGCGGCGACAAACACAAGACTCTTGCAGCGCAGCATGACTCTCTGACCCCCTGGTCAGACCACCGCATCCAAGCAATTCTCAGACCGGAACGCCGGCAGGAGATCGCCGAAGCGGTGTTCGAGGTGATCCTTTTCGCCCTGTTCGGGGCGATGCTGGTATTCGCTTATTTCAGCTAGGAGGCGGCCATGCAGACCGCCACCTTGGGTCGCGCCCTGCGCGACGCCCAGCTGACTCTTTTTGAGCACAGAGACACAGAGTTCCTAGAACGCTGTCGAGCACTAGCCGTTGAGATCGCCCGCCAACAAGGCACGGTGTGCATCAACGACATAAGAGCACAGCTGCGCTTGCCCGCTGAGACACACCCGTCCGTCCTGGGCGCGGTTTTCAGGTCAAAAAAATTCACGGCTGTCGGTTTCACCGAGGCCACCCACAAGGCCGCTCACGCTCGCGTCGTGCGCGTCTACAAACTTGCGGAGGAGAACTAAATGGCAGGTAAAAAAACCCCGGACACCATGCTGTCCTGCAGCCGGCTGCCGGCAATCATGGGGCTGTCTAGGTACAGCACACCGAACGACGAACTCGAGCTCTCAATCGCTGCCATCAGGGGCGAAAAGCGCGACAATAAGCAGAATGAATCGATGGCCTGGGGCGACCGGCTTGAAGCCGTCATCCTGCGCGAGGCAGCCGAGCGCCTGCAGCTGGCTGACCTGGTCACAGAGCACGACCAAGCCCGCTTCCACGAAAGCCTGCCGCTGTGTTGCAGCCTGGACGGCACCGGCGACGGCCACGGCCAGATCCTTACCACCGACCCTGACCGCGGGATCTATGTAATCGGCCAAGACAGCATCCGGCTGGACGGCGTCGGAATTCTTGAGGCCAAGCTGACCGCAGTGCAGCCCGAGGATGCGCCTGCCCTGTACCGTGGCCCGATACAGCTGCAAGGTCAGATGGATATTTGTTCGTCTAAATGGGGCGCACTTTGCGTCTTGTACCAAGGTACAGCACTGCGTGTCTTCCTCTTTGCGCCGCATCAACAAACGGTGCAAACGATCGCCCAAATAGCGACAGCCTTCCAGGCAAAGCTCGACACCTTCAAGGCGACCGGCGAGATCGACTACTACCCACCATTAAACAGCGACGATGCCGACCGGATGTACCCGGTCGCGACTGACACCGTCGTGCAGCTGGACATCGAGGCCGAGCTCTTGGCAGCAAAAATTGTCGACGCCAAGAACCGGGCAATCACCGCCGAGAAAGATCGTGCCGAAGCAGAGACCGAGCTCAAGACGATGCTTGGCAATGCAGGCAAAGCGATCGCCGGCAAGTACGAAATCAAATGGCCGATGCGCAGCTTCAAAGCACAGCCACAAAAAATTGTGCCGGCAAAGGAGGCGTACTCAATCCGGCAGTCAACCCTATCAGTTAAGGAGGCAACAGCATGACACGCGAACTAACCAATCTCGAGAAGGCACACGACCGCGCTGTTGTTGCTCTGCTCAACACCATCCCAAAATGCAGCGAAGAAGAAGCGCTCGAGATCGTCGAGTCGTTTACCGCGCTGGTTCTGTACACCATCGAAGCATTCCTACCGGAGGGCGAGAAGCATGAATCAACTGACTACAACTAATCGCCAAGGCTTTGCGCCCGCCACGATGGGCGAGGCGATGGAGTTCTCCAAGATGCTGGCCGAGTCCAGCATGGTGCCGCGTGCCTACCAGGGCAAGCCGCAGGACATCATGGTCTGCGTGCAGTGGGGCTATGAGCTCGGCTTGGCACCCATGCAAGCGCTGCAGAACATCGCCGTTATCAACGGCAAGCCCTCGGTCTACGGTGACGCCATGATGGCCCTGGTGCAGGCATCGCCGGTCTGCGAGGGCATCGATGAGCACATTGAAAACGAAGGCACGACGAACCCGGTGGCAGTCTGCATCGCCAAGCGCAAGGGTCGCAACCCGGTGATCGCCAGGTTCAGCGTCGAGGATGCCAAGCGGGCAGGGCTGTGGAACAAGCAGGGGCCGTGGCAGGCATACCCCAAACGGATGCTGCAGATGAGAGCTCGAGGCTTTGCCCTGCGCGACGCCTTCCCTGACGTGCTCAAGGGTCTGATCACTGCCGAGGAGGCGGCCGACTTCCCGGAGGAGGCGAAGCCGCGGGAGAAGGATGTCACCCCGGCCAAGCCGGCGAACCCGCTGGATGCGATCGCGCCGCCACCGTCACTGCCGGAGCCCGAGCTCGAGCCCGAGTCCGAGTGGGTGCCTGAGCCGATCGAGATCGAGCTCATCCATGTCGATTCGCCGAACGATTCTGCCGAATCTGCCGAACCTGCTGCAGAAGTTGTTGTGTTAGGCGACTGGCCGCTGATGGTGCCAGGCAAGGAGCAGCCGTTTTCCGTCCACGCCAGCCAGCAGGAATGGCAGCAGGCCTATGAGGATCTAGCCGACAAGACCGCCAAGGCCGGCAAGCGACCAGCCCGGGAGCGCATGACCATCCTGAAGGAGCTGCGCGAGGTCAATGAGCCGCAACTGAAGCGCATCAACAGCATCGACCGGATGCGCCACACAGCGTCATACAGCGGCAGGATCAACGCGCTTGGTGCTGCAGTACCTCCCGGTGAGAAGTAAAAAAACCCCGGCACACGCCGGGGGAAGCGATCCGCTAGGCCGCGATAGGCAGGAGTGGCCTTCCTAGCGGGTCGAGGGGAGCCTCAAGGCTTGGTATTGCTTGACGCATTGGGCGAGGCTGGCGCGGAGCTCGTCGGCTCGGGCAGCTTCCCTTGCAAGAAATTCTGCATCCTCTCGAGAAAGCGAGTTTCCAGTGCAGACGCAGGCGGGGCATCCAGCGCTGGCGGTACTGGACACGGCACTTGCCTGGGCGGCGCGCTCGGGGCGCTTGCGCAAGCTGTCAGCAAGACTGGCAGCGCGAGCACTAATCGATCGAATCTCATCATCCTTCTCCTGTCTCAAATGGTCTGCCTGGGCCTGCAGCTGCTGCTCCTTCTCACGCGCCGCAGCGACTGCCTTGGCGTGTTCCTCGGCCAGCTTCGCCTTCTCCTGATCCCAGGCCTGCTGGATCTCAGCGCGACCCGCTGACGCACCCTTGAGGTACCCGGCACCGCCAGCAAGAGCGGCAACCAGGACGACCGCGGCACCGGTATAGAGAAGATTCATTTGGCTGGTACTGCCTTGCCTTCGAGCTTCTTGTGTACCTTTACCTCGCGGCAGACTTCTTTCTCTTTGCCGGTCTTGTCCTTCTCCATCCGGCAGACCTTTTTCATCTCGCCACCAGCGTGGACGTTGAAGGCCAACATCAGGCTGGCGACTGCGGTCACCACCATGCGAATCAAAATCAAAGTGTTCATCTCACACCTCCTCAGATCTCAGGTTCAGGAGCCGGCGGCGGTGCCTTCTTGCCACCGAATCCGGTCACAACGGGAGCAGCGTCGAGCTGCGGTTCCATGCGCACGGGCGCATGAGTTGGTGCCGGTGCCTTGGGTGCAGGCGGCGGCGGGTCAGTCCAGTCGCTGGCCTTCGACACACCAGGCGGCGGTTCGATCAGCTTGGCGACACCATCCTTGCCCTTGATGGCCAACAGGGTCGCAAGCGCCCCCAGGATGTACTTGCTCATGTCCGACAGCAGCAGGAAAAACTGTTTGTCAGCAGGCGCGATGCCGGTCATCGGCTGGGTCACAAAGACCACCGAGTACATGGCGAGACTCGACATCATCAGCAGCACCACGCAGAACGTGCCGCCGATGATTAGCTTGATGACTGAATCAATTTGGTCAGGATTCCATTTCATTTTTCACCCTCCGGCTTGAAGTCAGCAGCTGGTACCAGCTGGTCAG